AACCTATACAATAAAAGAAAATATGGGATGTTATAATCTTGAAATAGATTATAAGTATTATTGGAAAGAACAAACACACGAATATCCATTTGAAGATGATATAGAAATTACAGAAGTTCGTTTAAACGCTATGGATATAACCACTTTTTATGTTGACTATCTGTGTGATGAATTTCATGACCAGATTTGCCGATATGCTTTTGAAAATAGATATGAAAACATAAAAGTATGAGAACATTAGGTAATATACTTAAAAAGTTTTTTGCACCCAAAACTACAAACTATTGGATTTGTGTTCCATCAAGTTTGAAAAGTAAAAAGAAAAAAGAAAAGTTT